ATACCACCTATTGATATTGGATTTCCAGCATCTACGGCATCGTGAGCGGTATTTCCACCAACTCCTAATGAGCCAGCTACACCGCCGTTATTGGTAGAGGTTCCACCGACCTTTGTAATGTCTACCTCTGACGAAGTAGAAGTAGTTGCTAATGCACTCCATACGCTATATGTAATTGTTTCACTAGCTGTATTATCAGCTTTTACACCGATAATTCTACCTCTCATATAGTCAACAAAGTATTGACCATCATCAAGTCCTTCTGCATATACTAGCGGATTCTCCCAGTTCTTTGAATATTCTCTTGGACAAGGTACTTCTTCTGTAAGAGTAGTACCAGTTGTATAAGCTACTGGAGTATTATATCTAAAAATCTCAATCTTTTCGATTGAAGTATTATCAAAACTAGCCAGAGTACCTACCCAGTTTTGGGTTTCTGTTAATCTGTTGTTTGCTATAGTAAAGGTATAAGAATCTGTAGCATCTACTACACCAAAAATCCAACCATATAAAGTTGCACCATCGGTATCTGTAGCCTTTAATATAAATCTTTTAACCGTAGTAGTTAAAGATTCAAATAGTTCCTCTAAATCTTTGTTTGGGTCGTAAACAACTACATCGGCAGAGCCGTTTGTTTCTGTTAAACTTAGAACCCAGTTTTTTTCACCTTTCGTCTGTGCGAAAGTATCAATATAGGCTGTATAAACCCTATTTTGTTCGTTGCCCCAGTAAGAAGCGACTTGGTCTCCTTCTATAGAGACTATCGGCTTAATAGTGGTAGCGTTAATTGTTACTGCCCCAGCAGCAGCTTTACCATTGTAGGTAATAGTTTCTGACTTACTGACAAGAGCTTGACCTTCGACTGTGTCGACTGGTAAAGGTTGTCTAGGGTCAATAGTGTCTCCTTGAGAAGACCTTAGTCTGTATCCATTCATGAAGTGTTTGGATTAAATAATAAAACGTGTTCCGTTTTATACTTCTAAAGAATCCTTTAGAATTTTGTAATTTTCTCTATCTTCGCCTTTTAGGTTTTTAAACCCAATATCCTGATAAGCAGCAAAATCTTCCTCCATAGAGTTGATTATCTCTTCTTCTGATAATTCCTCAGAACCTTCTTCACTAATGCCTACATCAGAATCCTCTGAGGCTTCTTGTACTGGCTTCTCAGACGTTTCTACGTCTTTAGGCTCATCTAGTACCTCAGAGTCATTTTCAACGTCTCTAAGAGCCTGTAATTGCTTTTCTTCTTCTTTAGGGTCTACTGGGATGTCTTTCAACTTCCCATCTCTGTAAGCCCTCATTTGTTCAGCCGTAAGGTGGCGATTTCCCACTTTCCAAAATTGCATATTATAAATTGTTAAGAATTGTAAGTATTGCACCTGAGTTGAAAGTATCATAAGTTTCAGCTACAAGTTTTTTAAGAATTGACATTTCTTCATCAACTAGCTCAACTGTTTCGTTGTTATCTAGTTTTAAGAATAGATTATATCTATCTAAAATAGATGTCTCTTCTTTGTCCATGTTTTCTTTCAAACATGCGTGAATCAATAATGCTCCTAATGTAACATTAGTGTCTACCATTCGAGTTTCTTCGTGCATTTCTCCGTTCTCTCCAGCAACCATTTCCTTTGTAGGAATTTTAGATATTTGGATAGAGCCATTACGATTTAAAAGCTCTTGGGTAAGGTTTATTGTGTTCATATTTTATTTGGGTTAAAAAATAATAAACAAATCTTTGCCCAGAGAGGGCAAAGTCTATTTACTATGCTCTAGAAACTATGTAATGAATCACATAATCGTCAGCAGCAGCAACTGTTTGTTCTGGTCTAAAGCAAGAACGTGCAACGACTACGGAAGTAGCGTCTATGTTCTGTGTTTTAGTAGTACCATCGTCAATCCAGTTTGCAGATTTGACATCAGTTAAAGCTATAATTTGGTCAGGGATACCAAAGCTCGCAACATCAGCAGTAATACTTAGCCCTACTGATAAGGTATCACCAGCAGCCTCGTTAGCAACTCCTGTTATGGTAACAGCAGTAATTGTTGCAAAAATTTGAGTACCATTAGTTGTAGTGGCAGCATCATAATCTACGACAATGCTTTCTGTAACAACAGCACCGAATTGGTCAGTACCAGTTATGTTGGCAGTAGCCTCAAGGGTATCGCTTGCATTATCAACTAATGTAACTACAAGATTACGAGGGTAATCTAATGTAGTCCTTACTAAAGTAGGAACTGCAACATCACCACCAGAAATATCTTCTACGTTGATTATTGCAGTTGCACTTACGGATGGTTTCATAATAACTACTGATTTCATTCCTCCAGTAGCATCTGTTACTTCACCAGCTTGTGTAATAACTTGTTTAGGGTTATCTCCGTTTTTGTCAGATACCCAGAATCCATCACCAGTAGCAACAAATTCGTATCCATGTTTATTAAGTAATCTATTTTCCATTTTAATATCTGGTTAATTAATTGGGGGCGGAACTTTCATCCGCCCTGTCGCATTTAAGGCTGCTCAACACCTTCTACGCTCAAGTAGTACCGTCTGAACCATAAATCATATAAGGCATATTTATAATACCCTGTTTACGGAAGTCGGTTACGTTGCTTAAAATAGACTGATTGTTCTGTACAATCGGTTCGTTCATCATTGGATATTGTCCAATACCTACAGCCAAAGCTGTTTCCTCAGAACTGTCTAACATAAACCAATAGGCTTTGTTAGTAGTTGTGATGAAAGGTGTAGCTACAATAGTCATAGAACCTTCGTAAAGGTTAATGTCTCCTATAGCAGTTGGAGCAATATGTTCTGCGAACAATCTTCGAGCCTCACGTTCAGCAGCAGAACCTTTCTTTACTACGATAGTATCGAAGTTTAAAGGAGTTTCTATACCTGCTGGGTCTGTGAATGCACCTGCGTATTCAAAGGCTGTGTCTACAGAGTCAGTATCTAAAGCAGTTGTTACAGCGTTAGAGAAAGTTGTTCCACTTGCCCATGAGTGAGTACCGCAAAGTTCTACAGCATCAGGAGCAAGATAATCAGAAGTTGAATCGAAAGCTTCATTCAACATTAGGAATGCATCTGTAAGAAGTTTCTTAACAGTAGCTTTCATAATTTTGTCTCTCTGACGTTTTAGGAAAGAATCTACTTTCCAAGTGGTGTCTTTACCTTCACGTTTGTATACGCTTTCAGGTAACATTAACGCTGCACCGTAGCGTTTCTCTGTGATAGTTACTGAGTAACCATCCTCAAGAGTTAGAACTGGAGGAGCTTGTAGCTCAGCTAGTTCTATTACCCCACTCATACTTTCTGTAGAAGTGAAGATTTCTGAAATTTCAGAAGTTCTATAGAAGTTAATAACACGGTTGTCCATGTATTGTTCTAATTTGTTTTTTACCCCGTTATCAAAGGATTTCTTAATCCCTTTAACACGCTGGTAAGCAGCATCTGTACTAATCATAATTTTATTATGTTAATTGAATTAAAATATTGGTTTGTTAATGCGTACTGATACGTCATCAGTAGAACCAACAACACCAGCGTTCTCAGATATATCGATTGTAAGTACATCTGTAGAAGATGAGCCAACGTCAATTAATTGAGCAGCGGTTAAATCTACTTCTGTTCCTTTCTGAGTAACTGCGAAAGCAGCATCGGCAGTTCCTTTTAAAGTAAAGTCGTTTCCAACAGTTACTTCACAGACTACTTCGCCATCTGCACTACCTTTTTCGCAATATGCGATGGCAGCAGAAGCAGCGACAGCCTTAATTATAAGACCATTGTCGATTGCAACTAAATCCCCAGCAGCAATAACTGTTGCTGTACCGATAGTACATCTAGCTGTTCTTACTTGTTCTTGATTTACAAGAGTGTATCTCATGTCATGTATTGATTATTAAAATAAAGGTTTGTTCACTCGTACTCTGACGTTTGAAACTGAGGTTGCAGTTCCAGCATTTTCTGAGATGTCAACCTTAAGTACACCTGTAGAAGATGAGCCAACGTCAATTAATTGAGCAGCGGTTAAATCTACTTCTGTTCCTTTCTGAGTAACTGCGAAAGCAGCATCGGCAGTTCCTTCAAGTACGAAGTCAGTACCAACTGTTAATTCACAAACTGTTTCACCAGTAGCAGAGCCTTTCGGACACCACGCAATAGCAGCAGTAGTATCTACAGCATCTACAGCTAATCCTGTAGTTATGCCAGCAAAATCACCGACAGGAATAACAGTAGCCGTATCAATAGCACATAAAACCAAACGGACTTGTTCTCCGTTTACTAATTTAAAAGCCATATTATTTGGTTTTTAGGAAATATTATATGTTCCTTATTTTGCTGAGAAACCCTTTGGCATATCAGCACTAAACGAATCTTCAAGTTTCTCGAAGTCTGTCTTCTTTGATTTATTGGCAGATTTACCGCCTGACATCTTTGAAGTCTTACGTTTAGTTTGTCTCTGTGCATTTAAGTCATTCGCCATAGATGGCTTGATTTTCTTCAATGCTAGTACTAGGGATTCGTTATAATCCTCAGTTACTTCCGCATCAAAATACTTATCAGCTTGCTCTATGACATCTTCCTTAATGTCAGAAAACTCGATTGTTGTTAATCCCAAATCTTTTCTAAGGCTTTCAACCTGACTGGCTCGGTCTCGTTTTTCCAAGCGTTCATCAAGTCTGGCATCAATATCATCTTCTGATATTTGTTTATTGGGAACTTTTACATCTTTGAACTTTTTAGGGAACTCCTTTTTTAGTCTAGCTAAAAGTTTGGGGTCTTCCTCGGCTAGTTCAGCCAATGAATCTTCGTCTCCAACATACATATCCGCTAGGCGGTTAAGTGTGTCTTTGGTAGAAGTATACTTATCAAGAGGGATAGTAGGAATTTCCTCCTCTTCCTCTTCGGGTTCTTCGTCTTCATTGGACTCTTCACCCTTTTCGGACTCTTTGTCCTCGATTTCTTCCGCTGACTCTTCCTCAGAAAAGTCTTCGGCTTCTTCGTGTGCTTGAGCATTTTCAAGCTCCTCCGCAGAGGCTTTTTCTTCACTCATATTATTGTGTGTTATTAAATATATGTGAACTAATTAGCTCAACAGAGACTATGAAACGGAACACAAATTCCATAGCCTCAGTTGAACCAACTACTTAGTTGGCAATGTCGTTATTTTAAACGACTACATGTTTTTAATTGTAATACTAAGTCATCGTATACCCTTACAGCTAATGCCCATTGAGCCAGTTTAACTGGACTTTCTTCTGGGAAATGTACTATCTTATCACAATTCTCGTCTGCCTTTGCTTTAAAAGATTTCTTTAGGATTTTTACTACTATATGGTCGTGGAACTTTCCTAAAGTCTGTTGTTCCTCTTGAGTTAAAGAATCTATATCGAATACATATTCTCTAACACTTCTCTTTTCTAGTTCTTTTGTTTGTAGATTAACTACTTGGGATAATCTGTCTATCTCTAATTTTTTTTCACTTACTAATTCATCTAGTCTATTGATGTCAAAATCTCTTGATACAAGTCTTTCAACATAATATTTTTTAATATCCTTATGCAGCCATGTTTTGAATGATTCTATTGGGTTCATGTTCCTTTGGGGTTATTCTGTTGCTGCTTGGGTTTTCTTACCGATTTTTGCTGCCTCAGATTTTACTTTGCTTGATAAAGATGTTGGAGCTTCTGTATTGCCTCCTATCGGTTTTAATGTATTTCCCGACTCTCGATTAGCTTCTGCTTCTTGTTTAGCTTCCTGCTCTTGCCCTTTCATCTGTCTTTCTTTAAAGTATGGGTCTGCGAAGTTTGTAGCATGTAGGGCTATTCTTTCTTGACAAAGCTTCCTTACTGCTGGGCTTGATTTCTTGTATTCTGGTAATTTCATCATCTCTCCAAAGATATATATGTATGCCTCTGGGTTGTAGTTCTTTGGGGGGATAGGGTTGAAGTCAATAGTCTCTGACATTAATATCGCCTTAAATTCTTTTCTTGCTGGATGCTGGTCATCTGCTATGTCTACTAATTGGTCATTCATAAGGTCTGATTGCTTGAATCCTGAATACTTAATACTTCCTTTTACTAATTTAGAAGGGTCTACTACTTGTTCTGCACTAGGAATCCTTGCTATGTCATCAAGTAGCTTAGTCCACTTGTTTTGTTTAACTGTGTCCACACCACTAGCGATAGTTGAGCTTTCTATAAATACATCAACTCCAAACCTTACATATTCTGGTTTAATTGAGATACTTGAGTAAGCTCCATTCTTTGCTATTAATTGGTCTACCTGTTTTCCTTTTACTAAGCCTTGTTTGACTGAATAATCTTTAACCTTAATCTTTGGATAACCTGTTACTGTTTCATATCCATTCTCTCCGATTACTCTCATAACCCTTGAGACTGGGTAATACTCCTGTAAGTAAGCTAGGCGAATCTTAGCCATGTCTGACCATCCGTGTGTTTCGTTCCAAAGGACTGACATTTTTAGAATCTTCTCCTGAATCTCTCTTTTGTTTTGTGTTTGTATCGCTTTCTCATCTGTTGTATCCAATAAAGCTTGAATATCTACACCAGTAATAATGGTGATTATAGCAATCATCTTATCAATAGTGTATGAAGCCCCCGAAGTAATGTCTGGCTGTTGGAAGAATTGTAAATCATTAGTAATTCCGTTGCCAGTCCCTTTATACGGATAAGCTGCACCTGCATGATAATCGATAGTGTCTGGTAGTAAGTCACCTGCTGTTTGGTAAAATAATACTGGATTGACAGCCAACTCGGCTTGAGCCTCTGTCATGGTCAACATTCTATCTAAAGCTTCTTGTGGATGTCTAATTAGAGCTGGTATTCCTAAACCTGCAAAGTTTCCTGTAGGTATTCCGACTATTGCACTCCAAGGAAGCATTTTCTCCCCTAGAATCTGTGGTTCATCCATCTCATCATCATAGATAACCTGACCATTTGCTATAATAAACTCCTTATCTATGAATTTTTCTGTTTCTTTGTCCCAGAATTGCTTGATTTTGTGTGTATAGACATGAACATACTCTCCACTACTAGAGAATGGTGAGAATTTTGTCCATGTATTCTCTTCTACCCACGAACCATCCCACAATTCCTCTATGGGGAACTCTATCGCTCCTTTTACTGAATTAACATTTTTGTATTTACCATCTGAATATCTAGCTCTAAAGCGTGTCATACTCATAATCTCGCTTGCTGCTGCGTCATTACACACTTGAGCACCATTTCCATTTAAGAATGTACCTGCTTCGTCCCAATAAAATCTATCTATGTCAACTACATCTGTAATTGTAGAGATAACTCCTATTACTACTTTACCTTCTACTACTTCATGCCAATCTGTCTGAGCTATGGCTATTCCTTCTATACGGGCTGTTCTCTCTAACTGTTGATATACGGAAGCATATTTAGAAACATCCTTATCATACTTGTCAACGGCTTCTAATATGGTCAAACGGTACTTATCACTCTCTTCAACTGACCTATATACAGCCATTGAAGGGTTATCATACAACATTACAAGGTTATGGTCAACGACTGCCCTTGACAAACCTGTTTTAAAGAGTTCTAAGTTGTTAATTCTCTTGTCAGGAATCGCATCATATTCATTCCTAGACCAAATTGCTGTAGAAATTACCTTTTTACGGTATTCTGTGTTCATTTGATTCCTACGAATCTCTACATATTGCAAAACATCCTGTTCATCTTGGTCTGGTACATGGTTTTCGTACTCAAAACTTCCGATTACTGGTGCTGCTTTAGTTTTTACTTCCATATTATTTTAACGGGTCAGTACGACCTACTACTTTAGAACGGTCATATCTTAAATTAAACTCTTTTGTTACTGGTCTCTCTGCTATATCTTTAATGTAGGACTTTGCATCGGCTAAATCATCATATTTTGCTGCGATTATCCCACCACCTATAGAATATAGTTGCTCCCACAGGAGTTTAGTGTCATCTTTGGGGTTTTCTTTGTTTAGAATCCTACCCTGACGGTATAAAGGCTGTAGATTACCTCTTATTCGGTCTACCTTATGTTTTCCTCCGTGTTTTAATTCTACTACTACTGGGAATATTCCTCTTATTTCTGACTCTTGTTCTAATAATGGTCTGATTTGGTCTTCAAAAGCCTTCTTCTCCACTCCTATCTTCCTCATATTTGGCATCTGCCACAGTTCAAAGATAAGATTTACAAGTCCTAATACATCTACTTTGTAGTTTTTGGTTAATTTATTGTACCAATTACCTTGGTCATCTATCGCTTCTACTACGCATCCTGTTGAATCTCTACCTTGTCCTATTGCATCAGCCACATCTAGGGTTGCGAATAGGTTTACATTCTTTAGTTCTAAATCTTCTTCTTTATATGTCTTTGTTATCCATTCCCATTGGAAATCTCTAGTATCCTCTGAGATAGGTTCATTTAGGTACTCTTGGAAGAAAGCGTTTGAACTAGACCCTTCATCTAGCATATCTTTCCTTTTCTGTTCTAATAGGTCATATGTCCATACTGATTCCCATAATAAGGTATTTGTAGGGTCAAGCTTATCATAAGCTTTATAAATCTTCCCATCATGGTCTTCGATTAGAGTATTCAAGAGCGATGCGAAATGCAATATCGTTCCTCTTACTTTAATCGACCCCTCTATGTCTAAGGCTGGGATAATACCCTTTAGGTAATTATTCTTATATTTCTTCCTCTGTTCAGGATTACCTATGTGTTCATCCTTCTCGACATCATCTACATATATCTTGGTAGGTCTCCAAGCCCCAGATTTCAACCCACGAATGGTTTTATCGAAACCTATAGCACGAAGTCTTACCCCGTTGATAAACATATCTCCTTTAGAATCTGGCATCCTGTCAGCCTCGTCTCCATCGACTGTACGACCTATAAGCTTTCCATAGACCTTCTTGGTCAAAGGCTTAGTGAACGTGTCTCTAACAGCTCCTAGGACGTTAGAGGCTTCATCCCAAGTCTTCTCAATCATAGGAATGAACTTCTGAGTACCACAAGCACACTCGTAAGCAACAGTAAGCTGATTAATTGTAGTCTTAGCAAATCCTCTGGGGAAGGCGGTATATTCATTCTTATCGCTTAGGTTTTCTTTAATTAAATCTAAATGTGCATCACAGCCGCTACTTCGTAGGAACTCTGGCATGAACATGTATCCCCATAGATGACACTTGTGTGCTCTTTCATCTAGACCTTGCTCGGTCGGGACTCCGTCCTTTATCTCATACATATCAAACCAAGTTCTTATCATTCCCCACTTCTTAGCCTCTATAAGCTTGGATAGCTGTCCCTTTAATTTACTTCTTAGTGATTGTCCCATATTATAACATGTTCCTCCTCTTATGTAAAGAATCTGAAAAAATTTATTGGAGTTGGAGGTAGCTCCCCCCCATTGCCCCCTCGTACTTATTTTTCCCCGTGCTCCCTCAGTCTAAAAGTTTCTCAACATATATATAGGTAGGGGGGGAGGGGGTGGGGGGTATCATATCAGACAACATAGGTCAAATTTATTTGACGTGTGTTGCTTAATATGATGGTGTTATGCCATGATGTGTGTGTATGTCTACATATGGGCTGTCTGTGTTGCCATGTAAGCGACGTATATTCCGATTAGGTGTCCTAGTACCTAGACAATAAGCCTGTCATTAGGGCTATCCTACATAGTGCATACTCTAATATGACTACTTCTCTCGGCTTAATGGCGAGATATTTATTGTTCTCTCGCTTGAGCCTGTATTGGTACAGCTTATAGTTGTACATATGAAGTATGATTATAACACATTGATATATTTTCTTCCCACCCGTGAGCGAACCTAGCTTTTAGGCATAGGCAAGCCATTCATATTTGTGTTATTCGTAAGTTCTATTCATTTGTTGTCAAGTTACTGAGTATTATTTGATTAGCTGTGAGTTGGTCT